CATTTCTTTCTCCCTTTCGTTTTCTAAAAGTTCCAATTTTGACGCTTCAAGCGTCGATTTTCGTTTTGCAATTTCAAAATAATATCTTGTTGCTCGTTGATAATTTCTCCGAGCTCTCGGCCAAGATGAATATAATCCGAGCGCCATTGCCTGATTTCTGCTTGTAATTCTTCAATCATATTTCATCACCTACATAGCGCCATTGACCACAACCAATATATACAAACTCGCTTGGGTCAAGTTCTTCTCGCTCTTCAGGTGGTTCCATCATGTCTCTGTCGTAGTTAAATAATCCGTCCATCTAGTCGGTCCTCATACTTTCTCCAGAGCTTCGCAATTTCCTTCAGGTACTTCTTGATGTCATTCTTTCTGTACCAGTTGAGGCGCTTGCGTTCGTTGACTGATACGCACGGATAGAGCTTATTCTCAATCTCTGGTATCGTCATCTTCTTCTTGCTCCTCTTCTTCGTTATCTTCGTTGACTTCAATCTTGATTGAAAGTCTCTCTGTGGCTTCATCAACCGACTTGCCGTCCAAGACGTCCTTGATCATGTGACTGACATCGTGCATCGCTTTAGCTTTAGCTTTCGACTTTTCATCGTCTGGCATCAATCCGACATCTTGGAGAGCCAGAAAGGCTAAACTGAAAGTGTGCATTTCTTTCTGAAGTTGTTCAATTTTCTTGATTGTTTTGATTGCTTTTAGTACGTTAATCATTTTGTTCTCCTTTTTTTCTTTATTCTCCGACTTTCCAAATTCGACAACGTGACTCAATTTCTGGTAGGTTTTCATTTTGATAAACCCAATCGTTACCATGAACACCTGATGCTATGTAAGATATAGATTTTAAGTAATCAATCGCTTCTTCTTTTGTTTCAAAAACTCTTGCAATATAGTCTTGGTGCCCCGTTGGTAAGAAATCACGTCCAATCAAACTGAAATCCTCGTTTCCAGTTTCAGTATTATTGACATAGATTGATATAATGTACATCTAATTTTCTCCTTGTTGTGCTCCCTTTTGGTTTAATTGTTCTTTTTCTTTGTAGATGGCCAATCGTTGTTCCAAGTCGTAAATTTTTTGATCACGCATGAAGCCACGCTTGCGCTCTTCGTTCAGGTCATCCATAAGCTCGATTGCGACCTCTCTCCAGTCAAGGCAAATTGCCTTAAACAAGCGTTTATGTTTGAGTTTGAATTTAGTAAATAGTTTCATGGTTACGCCCCCTCATAAAATGACTTGATAATGTTGTAGTATGAATGGCCCGCTGGGATTTCATAGCCTGTCAAGTCATCAATTACGGAACCGTCAGCCATGATATTCACGATTTGTGGTTTCCATTGCTCTTTTTTATTTTTCATGTTATAATCCTTTTAGAAATATTTTGTTGTGTCCCCGATTGCCGTCAGGGGACTTTTTTTATTTTGCGAATGTATACACGCTACCGTTTGTGGCGTAGTAGGTCATTTCATCCAGCTTGCGAGTGAATTTCTCATCGGTTGTGACCAGTAGCCTATCCTTAAGCAAGGTTGATAATTTGAAATATTTGCTTTCAAAATCAGCAATCATTTGCTTTCTTGCTTCGACAACTTCGTTAGACAATTGTCCTTCTTGAATTTGTGTCTGCGTTAAATTTAAAGGCATTACTCTTCATGTCTCCTTTCATAATTCTGTCGACAAGGCTCTTTTCATAAAGCCCCTCTAAGTGTTTGCTTCCGTAATTCGTAGTGATGATTGTATTTGTCCTATTCTCAAGGATTTGATACAAGATTTTTTGCATCCAACTACTGCCTTGTTTAATTTCCTGACCGACGCTTGACTCTTTCCCTAGATCGTCCAAAATCAGGAAGTCGACGTTTTGTAGAAATTTAACGGTCTTTCGTTGTTCCCACTTCGAGTCTTTATAGGTAAAAGCCTCTTGGATCCTGTCGAATAATTCAACCGTTGGAATATATAGTACTGACCTTCTCATTTGAAATTTTTGAAAGCTATCATTTAATCCCTTAGCTATTCCAATAGCAAGGTGGCTCTTCCCTACTCCAGGAGGTCCACTGATAATCGTATTCCCTCTGTATCGTTCTTTCACATAGTCAGCCGTGATGCGTTTAGCAAAATTGACTGCTGCAGCATCTTGTTCTGTGTGAATTTCAAAATTTCCGATTGTAGCTTTTTCCAAGTCCTTTGGAATAATGCTCTCTTTCAAAAACAATGCGTAAGACCGTGTGTCTCGGATTTGCGCTTCAGCTTCAGCAAGCAACTCTCCAGCTTGACGGTCGATTTCTTCCTGGGTACACTCTGGACAGTAGGTCTGCGTGACATCCGTACAAGGATTTGTCGAGCGCCAGAGATACACTCCTGGATGTTTGGCGCATTGTTTAGATAGCGTTTCTATTTGCAAGGCCCGCGCCTGCAATTCTTTGCTTGATACCGACCTCATTTACACCTCCTAAAATCCGTATCGTGGATCGTAGCCATCATCATCTAGTGTCATGCGTCCTGATTTTCTACTTGAACGAGCAGGTTTCTGCCTATTCTCGACCAACTCAGCCGTGACCAGTCCTTTCTGTTTCCAGTCTCTCAAGATGCTACTGAGATACTTGAAATAAGGCTTACCATTCCCAACACACTCCTTGATAGCTAACTTTATAACCTCTTTGCTATGGTCTTGCAAGAATGACTTCAAGTCCTCAATTTCAAATGGCGTAGGATATCGTCCAAACTCTGAAAAAATCCAATCGTGAACAATTCCTAAATCATTTTGTGGTGGGGCGTCCTCTATACTATATAAAGAGTTATCACCATCCCCATCTGGTTCACTTAGTCTTGATATATTAGTCTTGATATTATTAGTCTTGATTCCGTCTAATTTTTGTACTTCTTGAAGTCTATTTTCTAGACTTCCTGAGTCTAATTTTTGGACTTCTTGAAGTCTATTTTCTAGACTTCCGTTGATATATATACGATTAGGTCTATTTACTCCTTGTTGGTCCTCTCTGATTAAGCCGTAGTCACTCAGTTCTTTCTTCGCATTTATTACTGATTGACGGCTACAGGATAGCTTATCCATGAACTCTTCAATAGTGAAGTAAACAAAGACCTCTCCGTTTCTGTCGTGCCATTTATTCTGGACCGACAATGTACGTCTGTCAAAGACTAGCATATACATGACTTTAGCCCTCAAACTCAAGCCTTTGTATTTTTTATCCAGCAACCACTGAGGAAACTGATAAAAAGCATTGTTTTTGACTTCGCTTATTTTCAACCATTCTTTCTCCTTTCTATTTTTCTCGATTTCTTTCTGCTATAATGTAAGCAGAAAGGAGGTAAGGTCATGTCATATAGTCCTTTTATTGACAAAATGATTGATGAACTTATTGAGCTAGTTCGTGATGATAACCATACTTTTGAACCAGTAAAAGTTCGTGATGTTAAGGACATTGTTCGAAAAATGCTAGCAGCTCACGAAAACGAAGTTTTAAATCGGTTGAAACAATCTCAAGATCGTAATCAGTAACGTAGTATGATTGCTCACCAACTAGCGCTTTCGCTCTAGGTCTCAACTCATCAGGCAAGCTAAGATAATGCTCTTTCAGTGCTTCAAGCTCGCTGATTGCTTTCTCCACTCTTTTTGTCGAAGGAAAGAGTGGATTTTGTTTATATGGATATCTTTTAGGTCTCATATTGTCCTTTCTTTGTTGATATAAGTTTTTGAGTTACCGTTTTGGTGACTTTCTTGGCAAAAAAATATCTTGCAAAGGTTTATCAAAAAAGCTACGCAAGAAAAACATTTCGTCCTGAGTAAAAGCGCTCTGACCCTTCTCTTTCTGACGGTATGCCGTCTCAGAAATTCCAAGTTTCTGTGCTAATTCTTTCTGTGTAATGCCTTTTTCTTTTCGTAATTGGTAAAGATAAATTTGCACGTTTCTACCTCCTTATTTTTCTATTTGTTCCTCGCCTTTCTGCTATAATAAAGCTAGAAAGGAGGTGATGTTATGACTGATTATCAATTAGAAGCTTCTCTGATTGTCCTTGGCAAGGAATACGAAAGAGCCAAGAAAGATGGAAAAGAAAGCTTCAGTATACATGTATCATTTTTTGATGGCTTAGATACTAATTACCATCTTCAAGAATTTGCAAAGCTATATCCCGTAAGGATTGCCCGTTTGAAGCCTGACCGAATAACTTTTCTAATAGACTAACCTCATCCAATGGGAAAGGGTTGTTTTCTATCCTATCGTTAAAAGTTAATAACACTTCACAATCTTTATCTGCAAAATGATTGATAAATTCCACTCTCTCTACTCCGTCGAGAAACATTCCATCGACGAATACAGTAGGGTGGTTTTTTCTCGCCGTCAATAGTACATCGTGATCTGATGTTTTTACTGACACAGTTCTGTTATTTGTCATTTGCCCTCGTCTTACTTTCCAGCGCCCTGAGTTCAATCTCATGGCTGACTTGTTTCAATAGCTTCTCACACGCTATTTTAGCTTCTCTGTACGTTATATTTTCGCTGATGAAGTAATCAGCTAGTTCGATGATTTTATCTTCCATTCAACCTCCTATATCAGTCTCAAGGCTGAGGTAATTTTCTCCTAATTTGCTATAATAACTTTGACTAGGACCTCTCACCGTTTTAGTCAAAATTTCAATAGAAAGGAGTAATCTTATGTCAAAGACTCCAATAAAACCTGGAACAGACAATCAGAAACCTGGCCACTATGTAGAAGTGGGACCTCGTGGTGGAAAAGTCACTAACGGTCATACCGCAACTATTGGAAAAGGTGATCGGCTCCCTCCGACATCAGCTAAAGGCAACGGCTGGAAGAAAGTCTAATCTTCGTTTGCGTACAATCGTTCAATGGTTGTACGCTTTTTCCATAAACAAAAGCACATTCCAAAAAAATTGATTTGAATCCATGCTTCGGCATAATCTTTTCCATTGCTTGCATAATGAGTTATATAATGGTGAATCATTTCATCTCTCTACTCCTTTCTCTTTTTTTCGCTCTATGAGCAACAGCCTGCCAGGGAGTCGAACCCTGGTGCTACCGATCAGGCTACATTCATTTTGTCCTGCATTCCTGCGAATGCTGCATCAAAGCGAATGTCATCAATTTCATCTTGAGTGAAACCAGCATCAAGAAGGTAACGCTCTTGGCGTTCAATCTCTTCTGCTAACTCTGTCCATCCGAAAGCGAACTGACGGCAGTTGTTCCAGAATGATTCAAGCTGACCATAGAGGAAGCATTCCTCGTATGTGTTTTGAAGCAATGTTTCTGCAACCACTGATTTGAAGATGTTGATGGCTTTCTCGTTTAATGTGTTCATGGTGTTTCCCTCCGTTTTATTTTGCTTTTGGATCAATAACTAGGAGGGGGATTGAGCCCCCTACGCTACCCTAGTTTCTTTAACTTCTTCAACCTTTTCAAGAACTAAGATTGTAAGAGCCATTTCTTGAAAATCTTTATCATCAAATCCGATGACGTCTCCGTACACTCTGATGGCTGTCAATAGTGTGTTATACAATTCGTACATATCATCTGATGATAGTTTTTCACGATCTAGGATTTCTCCTAATTTAAGTGAGCGATCTCTGCGATTATTAACTTGTAAGATTTCTTTTGCTAGTGCGATTTGTTCTTGTGTTGTAAGTCCTTTAGTCATTGTTTTTCTCCTGCTTGTTTTGTTATTTCCTTAAGCTTGATTTAATTATATCACCATTTTGGTGACTTGTCAACAGTATTTTAATTAAAAAATAAAAAAAGTTGCGTTTTCGGTGACTTTTTTATATAATCTACTTATAGAATTACTAAAATTGAGGTACGGAACATGGATTTGAAAAAATATATTGGAAACCAAATTAAAACTTTTCGAAAATCATCCGGTTTTACTCAAGATGAACTCGCTAAAAGATTGAATACTACTAAACAAACTATTAGTAGATATGAAAAAGGAGATAGGAAAGCCAATCAAGACATGCTCTTTGAGCTTTGCGATATTTTCGGTGTCTCAATAGATGATTTTTTTCCTCCTCAAAACGAGGCTCTTCAAGCCCCTACCACTTCCCCCATCCAAACCATCTACGACGAACTAAAACCTCCAAGACAAGTAAAAGTCCTGAATTATGCAGAGATGCAACTGAAAGAGCAGGAAAACGAAGTGTCAGAGGCTATTCCGCTCTATAGTTATGACTACTACGACCACCCAGCTTCTGCAGGTACAGGCCAGTATTTGAACGATGTACGAGTGGAACGGATTGAGTTACCAGTCGATGTTGATGCTGACTTTGTCATTCCAATCAAAGGGGACTCTATGGAACCAGACTACCACGATGGCGATCTGGTATTCATTCAGACAAGCGTGGACTTGAATGACGGTGTTATCGGAGTATTCAACTACAACGGCGATGCTTATATCAAGCAGCTTGTTATTGATGAAGACCAAGCTTACCTACATAGCCTAAACCCTGAATATAAAGATATGCCAATTACACCAGACATCGACTTCCGAATTATCGGCGAAGTCGTGGATTTGTATAGGGAGAAGTAACATGAGTAACGAAAGTAGACCGATGGAAGTGATTAAACACAACCTAGATTGCAAATGCCACAGACGAAGAGAGTGGATTAGAGTCAATGATAAGTGGCATGCTATCGAGTTTTCAGTGGATGACCCAAATGATCCACCTATGACAGAAGAAGAGAAAGCTAACGTGGCCTTAATTCTTCAACAACACTTATCAAAAGAATAAAACCAACTGTTTCCAAAACGGAAATAGCTCAAACAAAAAAGCCCCACGCTCTCAAACTTTGGCGAGTCTGAGCATGAGGCATGATGTATAGAAAGATAGGCATTAAAAAGCCCTCTTTTCTATACCCTATTTTATCAAAAAGGGGGTACAAAAGCAATGAAAACAACGAATAAGGTGGCAATATATGTCAGAGTGTCTACCACTTCCCAGGTAGAGGAAGGATACTCAATCGAGGAACAAAAAGACAAACTGGAAGCCTACTGCAAAATCAAAGACTGGAGTGTCTACAAGGTCTACACTGATGGTGGATTTTCAGGATCCAATACAAACCGTCCAGCAATCGAACAACTGATAAAAGATGCTCAAAAAAAGAAATTTGACACAGTCCTGGTTTATAAATTAGACCGACTAAGTCGGAGTCAGAAAGATACGCTCTATTTAATCGAGGAAGTCTTTATAAAAAATGGCATCGAGTTTTTAAGTCTTCAAGAAAACTTTGACACTTCTACTCCATTCGGTAAAGCTATGATTGGACTGTTGGCCGTGTTCGCTCAACTAGAGAGGGAGCAAATCAAGGAAAGAATGCAACTTGGTAAGTTAGGACGTGCTAAAGCTGGAAAATCCATGATGTGGGCTAAGACCTCCTATGGGTATGATTACCACAAAGAAACAGGCACCATGACCATCAACCCAGCACAGTCACTAGCTATCAAATTCATATTTGAAAGTTATCTATCAGGGCGCTCTATCACCAAACTCAGAGATGACCTTAATGAGAAATACCCAAAACCGATACCGTGGAATTATAGAGCTGTCAGAGTGATATTAGATAATCCTGTCTATTGTGGATATAATCAATTTATGGGAGAAATCTACAAGGGCAATCATGAGCCTATTATCTCAAAAGAAACCTATGACAAGACACAGGAAGAACTAAAAATCAGACAAAGGGCAGCGCTTGAAAATTTCAATCCTCGGCCATTCCAGGCAAAGTATATGCTTTCAGGTATTGGCCAATGTGGCTACTGTCTAGCTCCCTTAAAAATCATAATGGGTGTAAAGAGGAAAGAT